TATTCTTAAAAAATAAAACACTTGACTGATCTTCCAACGTCATCCACTTCATAAATAACTTGAACAGAGGCTTATCCTGATACTCATCAAACTTTGGTCCGCCAGGATAAATATCCCAAAACAGAGATGTCGCTAAGCGTGCCAAATCAAACGATGGATTAGGCTTGATTGTCTTATGCTTTTCCGTAAAGAATGGGTGGCAATTGTACTGCCCACCAGCTTCCTCATTCATTGCAAACTGATCACTCATAAATAGTTTTGCTTCTTTCATTCCTGGAAGCTTTACAGATCCTATGCCTCGATCAAAATCAATAATCTTCAACAGATATCCATATGTTGGCAGCTTGTACGTTACTCCTGCATGAAAGTAATACAGAAACTCCTTATCTGTTGCCTTAAACATGATGTTGTTCCCGTGCAGATCATTATGGGTAAACGCAAAGTTTCTCTGAGCATAGGCCAACGCAAAGATAATTTGTCCAATCCATGCCAAATGTTTGTTTGAATCTGAATCCTTCAGAAGTTCATACAGTGTTCCTTCCAACTTTTCCATCACCGTCATCTGAACAGGAACATTTTTAAACGTTACCCAAGCAAAGGGAACATCCTCCCCTTCAGAACATACACTTCCATCAAAGGAGCTGGTCAATGATTCAATGGCAAAAATGTAAGATGTCGAAACATTACTGGAATCTTCGCTCTCTGCATCAGCCTCTTCTTCACGAAATAATGCAGACATTTCTGCTGGCTCAGCATCCGCATGAATTGCCGTTAACTCTTCAACATCAGTTAACTCCATTTCATCACCAAGCTCAATAGTCTCACGAGCCTTCCTCGAATACTGAATAGGGGTCCCTGATTGCTCATCTAATTTAAGATCAAATGTCTTCCCCAAATTCTGAGAAAACCATGGCCGATCACATAAATCCTCATACTCATCAGAGATATCAATGGTATGTGTATTAGCATTTCCAGTAAAAACACCAACAACTTCTGGAAAATGTTGACATCCAGATTGAGATAGTGCTACAGACAAAATAGAACCAACATATCCTGCTGTATTATGCCCTTGGAGCTTCGACTGAATTTCATTTGCATGGTCAGAAAGCATAGGTAATCCGAATGTCCCGAATTCACCTTTCATCCGCTTATATGGGCTCAGTAACATGGTAATCTTGGGATGAACATCGAGAACACGACCAGAAGCAAGAGTGGCTGTATTCTCACTCAAACTAACAATGGGATCAGTCAGCTTAATCCCGTAATCTTGGACTCGTTCCAAATTATTTGTCTTGAAAAGACATTCGATAGGAGGAAAGAATGACTGAAGGTTTGTTACGCTCCACAGGTCAGATTTGTAAATAACCTTTGCAACAGTCAGACTAACTGGGTTGGTTCTCAGCTCAGATGTCTGTTTACGCTTCATTTATTTAATTATAATCCCTCCCCTAAACCAATATAGGAAACTTCACGCAATGAACTTTCAAATTAAGAAGTTCAATATTCAGACGATCGTGGATAGATGTGAAATTGATTCGCGTAAATCTCCTATGATAGTTCTTATTGGAAAGAAGGATACTGGAAAATCCTTCTTGGTTCGTGATATTCTTGCGAATACCAGATCTTGTTTCCCCGTTGGAACTGTTATTTCTGGCACGGAGGTGGCCAATCCTTTCTTTCAAGATATGGTTCCATCGAAGCTGATCCATGATAAGTACAGTCCTGGAATTGTGATGAATGCAATCAAGCGTCAATTAGCAGTCAAGCAGCAAAGAAATCACGACAAAAAAGGTCATGGTGGACATTCTAATTCGGATCCTCGTGCATTTTTAATCCTGGATGATTGCTTGTATGATAAGTCATGGATCAATGAGGAATCAACTCGGTATGTGTTCATGAACGGTCGTCATATTGATATGGTTACGTTGATTACTATGCAGTATCCGCTGGGTATCACTCCTAACTTGAGAACAAATATAGATTTTGTGTTCATTCTGCGTGAGAATAATATTACAAACAGAAAAAGAATCTATGATAACTATGCGGGTATGTTTCCAACCTTTGAGATGTTTTGTCAGTTTATGGATCAGTGTACGGAGAATTATGAGTGCTTAGTGATTGCGAATGGTGTTCAGTCGAACAGGTTGGAAGACCAAGTATTTTGGTACAAAGCAAGTGATCACCCGAGTTTTCGGTTATGTGATGATTCGCTCTGGGCTAATAATCAAGCGTTCAGTTCTACCATGTTATCTGGTGATGATTTTGATCCTGCAAAAATGACCAAACGAAATGCTGGCCCTCAGGTATGGGTAAAGCAGCAAGGCAAGAATTAACGCCTGCGAGTTCTCTTAGATCGTTTCTTAGATTTCCGTGTTCTGCGCCTTCCACCTTCGGGTCCAAGCATTGACATCATGCGCGTTGTAGATTCAGCTAATGCATCAGCGGGATGCCTCCAAAATTTTTCTTCCTTTTTTCTTGGCTTACCTCTCTGTGCCTTTCTATCTTGGTGTTCATCATAGTATCGTCTCAGATCTTCTAACGCCGACTTGCTCAGTTTTTTACCTTTCTCATCTGTATAGGTTTCAGCAGCAGCACTGATTTCTTCCCATGATTTATCTATTGCAATCATCTGAAAAGGATCTTCACCCGGCATTTATATTTACTCCAGAATTAACGCCTGCGTGTTCTCTTAGATTTTTTAGATTTGCGCCTCCTTCCTGCAGTCTTTCTTTTTGCTAAACGTTGATCAGGCGGTAAATGCAATATTTCTTGTGGATCCGTTAATAAGAAATCTTCCATAACTGCTAAAATAAATAAATCATACTTAGTATTTTCATTAATAATACTTTTCGAATATCCATATTTTCCTAATTCTTCTTGAATACTAAAATCATGTGTCTCTCTATATTTTGTTTCAAGAAAATCACGCGTTCTTTGAAATGTTATTTCAACAATTTGTTTTAGTTGATTTGGTGATATGTCTGGATAACACATGAAGAATATAGCATATAAAAAACATACTCCTCGTGTACCTTGTAATACACATTGAGACTGTTGAAGTTGTTTTTTAAATGGAAGAGAATAAGAAATCATTTCTGCAATTGGAGTTTCTTCTTCTTCACCATGAGGATCAATAAGTATATAATTTCCAGTTGAAGTTTTTCGAATCATAGTAACATGACCATGTGATAAAACCATTGCATTGCCATATTTAGATAAGTAGCTATCTATACTATCAGCTTCTAATCCTTCTTTTGTATGTGAATTTACAAGATGTATATTTGCTTCTTCAAATGGAATAGCTCTTAATATTTGAATAAGTTGTTGTTCTTGTCCAATACCTCTTTTTGGAGGCTTTGTAGCTATATCTTTTAATATTTTTATAGCATCTTCGATTCGTATATTATCAGGCATATACGTATCAAATTGAAATGTATCTACAATAAGATGAATAAAATTTGGATACATTCTCAATTTTAAAAATACTTTAAACCCAAATTCAAGAATATTTCCTGCTCGATCAACATTTGCTCCGGTAAGTGTACGCTTCATCGGAGGATATCGTTCTGAAATATCTTTCCAAAATGCAAAATCTCCAGAAGGATTAATATTTCTTAATTTAAAAATAGGTAAATCCGGGCTTGCTTCCGTACTATAATTTTCTGCTTGATTTGTATAAGTTGGAACTTCTGGAAAAGGACGAGGCGGAAACTTATATGAAGGATCTGGAACTGAAGCTGGAACTGCTATTGGTACAGATTGTTTGTTTCCCATTATAATTACTCGCGAATTGCTCCTTCAGTGGGGTGAACTGGAGGGTTGTCAAGAATTGCCACTGCAGACTCCTTCTCCTTCTCTGCAGCAGCCTCTGCACGACGCTTGGCATTCTCTTTCTTCTGATCCTCAATCTTCTCCAGCTTGCGCTCCTCAAAGAAGATGTCCTTGTTCACCTCATTCTCCTTGTACTTCCTCATCATCTCGTTCAGCTCCTTCTCCGCATACTCAACCTCCTGCACCACATTCTCAGAAGGATCCCAAGGCAGCCAACATCCCACCTTGCCAATGTACAGATTATCACGGGGATACTTGCGCTGAAGAACCTTGGTAAACATCTGAGCCTCCTCCAGATTAGCAAACACACGGCGTACCTTCACGCCACGCACATTAGTACGGAACTCAACCTTCTCCGTGAACTCAGTCTCCAGATCCTTCTCCTGCTTCATCAGAAACACCTGGTACCTCTCCTCAAGATCAGATGCCTTAATCTCTGCCTCGTGAACCTTCTTGAACTCCAGCATATCCTTCATCAGTTCTTCAACCTTCAGAGAATACTTCTTACTCAGAAAAGCCATCAGACCCTCCATACCAGTAACCTTCCAATCATAGTCAGTCCACTCACGAAACTTCTCATAAAAGAACATCTCGCGCTGCTTAATCACCTTCTCTGGAGAGATAAACGACATGATCGCATATCTCTGCGTAGGAATCTCCGTATCCTCCTCAAGGTAGTCTACAACTTCACCGTCCTCAACTTTAGGAAGAACTTCGCGAGGCATTTTATTATCTTAAAGCAGGCATACCTGAAAACTGTTTTTTAACGCCGACCTCCCTTTAATACAACATCCTTGGGAGGCTGTCCTCTTGCTGCTCTAAACCTATTGATCAACTCTAACTTATCATCTGGAGACAAATCTGGAATCTTTTTCATCGTGTTTTCAAATACTCCATAAGCCTTATCCCAATTTCCTTCAGGCCTTGGTTCAAATATCTTTGCCGGTTCAACAACAGCCTTAGCAGCTGTCACAAAGAATGTTTTGGGAAGATCATTATGCAAAGAAATGATCAAATACAGCCTTAGTAATGTTCCAATAGTGACAAAAATCTTGGATGTTGGAACACCATACCAGGATGTAGGCTTCTCATACATGATCGTCATTTCAAAGGTATAGAGCAAGACAAAAGCAATAAGAATTGCGAGCTTAACTTCACTTGCCAACTTTGATACAGTAAATAGACCATAAGAAATATAGATCATCACAGCAACATTCATTCCAAAAGGCAAAGTATAGCCAAATCTACTTTCACCTGAATCAATATAGGACAAGCTGATTCCATAAGAAACTGCTAAGAGTACAACTCCTACTGTGGTGAGCATAACATCCTTTTCGATCATCCCTTTACATTTGTGTTAGGAATACATTCTCCAATACCCAGTGTTTGCTGAACCATGATCGGCGTCTTGTGACCTTTTCCCGGACAGTGTGCATGATCCTTTCCCAAAATATGTCCCATCTCATGGGAAAGCATATATTGGCGATAATCATCCAAGGATAGTTTGCTTTTTGGAGCCCCATGAAACCATCGCTCTGCACACAAATACATGTTTCTTCCTCCCAAGATAGCACACGAAAGCATAGGAGAAATTCCACAAATGTCTTCAATCGTCTTCGATAAGGATAACCGTATAAAAACATCAGGATCTCTCTGTACCTGTTCGAATACATAGCCATCCTGCGACCACCCATCTGGCGAGTTCAAATATGCCATAATGTAAAAATCAATCTGACGTTCACCAGCGTTAAAAATTTTGAACTTCTTCTTTACATCTTCATCTATAGTGACACTATATGTCATCCGCATTTTCTTCGATTGTAGAATATAAAATGCCAGATAAGAAGGAAGCCCCCTCCATGATGCCCGATATGTCTGACATAGTAACCAGGCTGATCAAGTACGCCCTTGAAGGTGTGGCAGTTGCAGTTGCTGCGTACTTCTTTTCCGGAAAGCTAAAAATGAATGAAATCGGCATGATTTCACTGACCGCGATGGCAACCTTTGCTATCTTGGATGTATATGCTCCTTCTGTCGGAGCTTCCGCTCGTACTGGTGCCGGGTTCGGTATTGGTGCAGGCCTTGTAGGGTTCCCTGCTTAAAGCCTCAACCCCCCAAACATACTTGCAATCTCATCATCATCCTTCCGTTCGAAAACAGTGTCAATGATATTAATCAGGGTCATGTTGAAGATCATATAGTCATACAAACTGAACCACCGAAGTGTCTCATATTCTCTGAGCAACTGAGAAAGCATCCTGTCCAACGCTACACAACCATTCCTGAATGATTCATCTTCGATTTCCTTGTGGAGATCAGAAAAGCCATTCTCGAAATGGATGTCATAGAGGTGGAGAAGGTGATAGTGCTCATCATACCACAGTTGTGGACGAGTTGCCGGCCCTTTGCCAACCTCGTCGACGATTGCATGCAAACGGCAATAACGCTGATATCCTTCGCTCATCTTTGGTTGATTTTCGCTATCAAAGACACAATCCATTTTACACGCAAGACCCTTATCATACTAATGGCGTGCAAGCAGAAAATCCCTAAGGCTCTCAGAGAACAAGTATGGCTACGCGATATGGGCAAAAAGTATGAAGGAAAGTGCAAGATCGTATGGTGTGAAAATAGAATGACAGTATTTGACTTTCAGTGCGGCCATGATACACCTGAGTCAAATGGTGGCGAAACAATTCTGGAAAACTTGGTTCCCATTTGTTCACGATGTAATTTATCTATGAGCAACACGTATACAATTAAGCAATGGAATCAACTGTCCAAGCCAAAGTGCTGGTTCCTGCGATTCGTGTACAAGGGAAGTGGTACAGGGTCCACGCCAAACCCTATGAGCCCGAGCGCCAAACCTACGCCATTGCATATCAAATCGCCAAAGGAACATCCCCCCAAGTAGCCTACCGAAACTGGTTTGCTCAAGAAAGAAAAGATGCCAAACTTTTATACCCGTCTTTTGGTAAGAATGAGTAGTGTATTTGGAACAGTAGCAATAGTGATCGTAACCTTTCTTCTCATCGTTCTGGTCTGGCGTTTGGTCAGAGGGCACTATCCAGGAAGCAAATACATCATTGAAGATCCTCCTGCAGAAACTAATGGCCTCGATAACAAACACGCCAGATTCATGTTCTTTTATGCCTCATGGTGTCCATGGTGCAGAAAAGCCGATCCTATCTGGAGATCATTCAAAAAAACTGTTGAATCCACCAAAGCAAAGTATGGCGGTGTTACCGTTGATTTTGAGGAAATTAATATTGAACACGATAAGGGCAGAACAGCTCTGTATAATGTGAAGGAATATCCAACATTCAAGCTGGAAACAAGCGATAAAGTATACAAACTTATTGCTATCCCAGACAAGTTAACCTTTGAAGACTTTTTAGTTGGAGTTCTTGGTAAAAAAACTGTGGGTTAATTCGTAACCTTTGGCAATCATATCATTGCGTTCTTTTTCTCCAACATCAGAAATTCCAGAAGCCAAATTATGGTGCAAATCAATATTATTCCAACATTTACTCCGTTTATTCTCGTACAAGCATGATACTTTATACAGCCCATACAGGTAGTTTAACGTGCTAATCTTTTCGAGCTTCGATGGAGTAATTCTTGGATCAACGTGAATAATTGATACAGACAATGTTTTATGCCTATCTTCAGGAGGAATATAATCAAGAATTACATTCGTCAGGAATCCTCCGTCGACATATGCACTATCATTGATAACTCGTGGACAAAACAAAACTGGAATACAGCAAGAAGCTCCCATTGCTTGAAGGATCGGTACTTGACCCTTGAATACCGTAATCTTCTTTTTAGTCACATTTGAACAACAAATAAATAGAGGGTAAGGAGCATCCCCAATCATCTTATCCCGTATATTTACACCTTCTGAATCAAACATCTTCGCAAAAAACTCTTGAATCGTATTCAATTCAAACAGACCTTTCTTTGCAATAGAAGATTCCAAACCTTTCACTGTCAGATTATCCATAACAATCTCACCCAAAGAAGAGAACATTGCTGACATTCTGGTGATAGCTTCTATATTCAATCCGAATGCAAGAGCAATTGCAAAGATAGATCCTATAGAGCAGCCATAAAACCCTCCCGTAAACTTCTTTTGTAAATTTCCATATTTCTCTTCAAGGAGTTTGAGTGCGCCAATATGAAGGTAGCCCTTTGATCCACCTCCGCCCAAAGCAAGTATTTTAAATCCCATTTAGTAATACAATTCATCATGATGAAAGCCAGAGAAGTCTGGGACGAGCAAGAAGAACGCAGACTCTACAAAATGACAGCAATGAAACCTGTCCTCGCCCAAATCGAAGGAAAGGTTCGTCAACAAGCAATCACCAACGCAAATGCCCCCTATATCCTATTCGAAGTTCCTTCCTTCGTCTTCGGATATCCTTTGTACAACTTCAAGGACGCAGTAGACTTCTTGCTTGGGGAACTATTAAAAGCCGGATTCTGGGTCTGGCATGTTGAAGAAAAATATCTATTGATCTCTTGGCTAAAACCTGTAAAGACTCGCGATCTTGGGAAACCTATGCTGGTAACAAATTATCGCCCACAAGTGTATGATCCATCTTTTCTCTAATCATCTACTGCATCAAACACCCCAAAAATACCCCATATAGCGCTATATGTCAGTGCCAGACCTGCTGCTATTTGTAATAGTACTTGTATGTTAGGATCACTGGTGATGGTATACAAATAGACAAACAGCAACCCTATACTAAGACTCAAAAGCATAATATGAAGAGACTTTTTTACATATCCACTCTTTGCCATTTATATTTAACATGAAAAATAGATGTCAGTAAGATAAATGGATCCATTTGTTATAGGCACTATTTTTCTTCTTCTTTTTATTGTTGGGGTTAGTGTATGGGTATATGTTGAAGGACACAAGATTAAGTGGTATACTGTTCTTCTTGCTACCATTTCTGGAATTATTATTGAACTTGCTTTGAATCAAGTATTTGTTGGGAATGCATGGTATAGAAATACAGGACCCAATGGTGAAATGCAAGTAAGTATATATGGTATGATGAAAATTCTATTTGAACCATTGAGTCCTCGAGCAGTTTGGCTTTGGAGCCCAGAATTCTGGTATCAGAATGTATTTGTAATTATTATTGCAATCCTGATTCCTCTGACATATATTCGGCGATAAGAACAAATGGGTAGAACTAAATACGAAACATATTCCGTATCAGCTAATGCTGCTATTCTGGCAGTTCTGCATACAATTTATGGCGCATTCATTTCCTATCTCTTTTATTATCTATTCGATGAATTTGATGCTAAATGGGAAAAAAGATCTTTAACGTATAAATTTGCAGATGTTGCAATTGAAATAATGGCAATTGCTATGTTTGGTTACTGGGCAGCTGTATTCACAGGAAACTTCTCTCCTATTTTCCCAATGTCAAAAGAAAATGAAATTGCAGTAGATAGTTGGGTTTCTGGAATCTTCTTTGTACTTGCACTATTCTTGTTCTTGGATGATCTAACAGAAAAGTTAAAGTACTTGCAGGCACACATCTTTGAAGATCTATTCTCTTGGCTTCTCCCCAAATATGGAAACATTGTTGATCTCTCTCTATCCTATACTCCAATCAAAGATGAACATGAAAAATCTAAAATGAAAACGGATAAGGTTTAATGTCTGTAAACTGTTTATCAAAGAATGTGTGACCACTCATTTATTGTGGATGATGGCGAATATGTCTGCGAGAGATGTGGAAGTATTGGAGATCGCTTTATTGATGAAGGAGCTGAATGGCGTAATTATGATGACGGAAAGGAAGAGAAAGGCCGTACTGGTTTTACGACATCTGATTTGCTGCCCCAATCTTCATATGGATCTGTCATTTCCTTCCGTGGTATTTCTTCAACAAATACGAACATGAAATCTTTGCAACGATTATCAACATGGTCATTGTCATCTAATTCTGAACGGTCTTGGATGGGAATTTTCGATACTATACAATCCAATTGTGGAATCCAGAATTTGCCTAAATCTGTGATTATGGATGCTTGTGGTCTGTACAAAGCAATAGATGATGCCCAAAAGGTGAGAGGTGAAACTCGCCGAGCATTGATGGGAGCAGCTGTATATGTTGCGTGCAGAAAGAATGGAGCATCCAGAACACATGAAGAAATTGCTGATGTCTTCAGGGTCAGTATCCGATCATTGTGCAAGGCTGTATCCAGATTTGTGGTGACAGAAAATACGGTTCTCCAAACCCAGATGGGAATTGCAGAACGATTGTGTGCGGCACTATCCTTGAACGATGGTCAGCGAACTAAGATCTTTGATCTTCTTATTGAGATCTCTACTAAGTCAGAGGATGAGTTTGAACATACTCCTAAAACTATTGTGGCAGGAGCAGTTGCGTATATTATGGGGCTCAAATCAAAAGCACAAATGAAACCAGTCTCAGATGCCTCGGGGGTATCTTCGTTGAGCATCCACAAATTAGTTCAGAAGATCTAAGTAAATGGCGGTCTATCCATTCCCATCAATAAATTTAAGTTTAGCACAAGTATTAACAAATTATAGAGTTCAAAATCCTTCTTTAACTTTTACAGGTATGAATTCATTAAGAGGACAGACATATTATGATCCTGATGGAACGCCTCGTACAATTCCTGCTTTGGGTACTAATTTTTCACTGAGTATATTGCTTGGTAAATTTTCGTTGAACCCAACATCAGTAACTATTGTATTTACAAGTGCTTCTTTACCGCCGGTTCCTACAGGCAGACCACCTCCTGTTGCATTTTTATTTACTCTTATCGGCGGAGGCGGAGGAGGAGGAGGTAATGGAGGTGATTTCAATTATATAGGAACTGGTTATTCTGGAGGTAAAGGTGCAGGAGGCGGTGGAGGAGGTTATACTCAAACTCCAAGAATTCCATATGGCAATGGTAGTGCCTATACAGGAACTATTAATATTACACTTCCTTCTGGTGGAGCCAGGGGAGGTAGAGGTGGCTTTGATGGGCAATTTCCACGTGACGGTGATCCTGGTCAACCTGGTACAGAAGCAGGCCTTAGAGCGGGAGATTTTAATACATATTTTGCAGCAGCTGGCCAAGCAGGAACCGGAGGAGAAAAAGGAAAATCTACTGGTGCAGCTAATGGTACTGGCGGTGCTGGTGGATTTGGTGATAATGGAAGTGGACAAACTGGGGCTGTAGATGGAACAGCATTAGATGGTAGTGGCCAATCAACAGGTGCTGGAGGTATAGGTGGTAAAACAACACCTGATGGTGGAGGTACTGTTGGTAATCCTGGGCAAATTTCTGTTACATTCTTTTTCACATAAGTTTTTTGATCATTTCTTGCTGTTCCTTTACGGCTTCAATAAGCAGACCAATAATATTTCCATAAGCAACAGATTTCATTTGTTCAGGGCTATCATCAGTATAAACAACTTCGGGTAGAACATCTTCAACTTCTTGAGCAATTACACCAATACGTCTTGTTGCATCATCCAACTTGTTAAAGTATACTCCACGCATTTTTAGAACCTTCTCCAATGCAGAATCAACCGTAACAATGCTATGCTTTGACCTTACATCAGATACTGCAGTAACATCATTTCCGGTAATATTTCCAGAAGCTGTTATTGAGCCTGTGCATACAATTGACCCTGTACTTCCAGTCCCAGCAGTAGGTCCCAATCTTAGACATCCGTTTGAATTGATATTTCCGAATGTGTCAATATTCAGATTATTGGTTGCCTGCGTTGGTCCTGGTCCAATACTTACCGTTCCAGTTGAAAATATTCCTCCATTGACAGTCAAACTTGAAGGTGCAGTCCCAGTTGTAATACCAGTTCCATCAAAATAATTTCCATTAGTGATAGCAACATTTCCCTGTAAGGTTGTATTTGCATTTAAGATAAAATTATTTACAGATCCTCCAGTCACTCCAGTTCCAGTTGTAATTGCATTAATTGTTAACACATTGGAACCTTGGAATGTAGTTGGTCCAGATGGAACAGCCCACGAATACTGTTGTCCCCCATATCTGTAAAGATTTAATGCATTAGGGGCTAAACCACCACCTCCAACATTTCCTACTTTAAAAAGTGTAAATGCTGTATCAGGAGAGGAAGTAAGATTCGGAAGAGTCGCATTCTGAAAGGTAAGTTGTGTGTTTGTAGTGTTGGATCCGCTATTAATTGTTAAAAAACCATTTACTATTTCATTTCCATTCACTGTCAATGTTTGGCTATTTGTGTTATCATTTGTGATGACTCGTTTAATGACCGCATAGCCTGGTATTGCAGTTGCTCCTGTTCCTCCTGCTCCATAGATTCCAGAATTGAACTGATTTGTATACGGAAGAGCTCCATTACCTCCTAATCCTCGAGACGAAAGTGCTGGGCCACCAATAAACCAAGATCCTCCACCACCTCCAGCAGGACTATTGCCAGGAATATTGGTCGCAATAGCCAATGTAGCACCACTGTTGCCATTGTCAATAAAAGTCAGCAAAGCAGGAGATCCACCACCAGTATATCCTCCTCCACCAAGTGTAGTTCCCCTTCCAGTACTCGACCTTTTCCCAAGATTATTGAAGATACGCTCTTTCACATAAATAAGACTTCCCGTTGGAACATTCACTGAACCAGTAGGAGTAAACAAACCCGTTGCTCCAACAATATTAAAAGGCAAATCAAGCGTTGTTCCTGCAGGAAGAGTAAACGTAGAAAATGTTTGCCCAGTAACACTCTGCTCGCTAATTACAAGACCTGGTGGGTGGGTGAATGTAAATGTATTACCTGCTGCAAGAGTATATCCATAGGAGCCTACCCAACCCACAGATCCCAAAGAACTAAAACTCGATCCAGGACTTGCTACCAGAACAGAATTCTGAAAGGTTGCAAAGGTTGTTGAAGGATAATCAGAATAGATTGCGGTTCCTCCCGTAAGCTCACCAAGAATTGCAGTTCTGGTAGAACGAACATTCGGATCTGCGACTGTTTCTGTATATGCAACAATCGATTGAGTTGTATTAAATGTAGCACCACTAAAGGTAAATCCACCAGTTACGATCACTCGCGTATTAATGTTTGGAACAAATGTTTTTACATTATCAACGTCAGTGCTATTCACAGTAACTTGCGGAAAGAAAGTAATTGTACCACCGCCAACTCCTAATCCTCCCAAAAGTGTTCCTGAGCTAAATGTTACTCCCGTTGCAGTCTTTCCTGCAGTCGTAGTATACAGCCAAGGGCGATTATCTAAATAAGTTGCTCTTGCAGTTATACCCGCTGTTGCGCCTGCACCGCCTTGTGGAGTTGGAAATCCCTGCAGTTCACCAGCTGCAGCTCCTGCTCCTCCCGTTACTCCTGCACCACCCCCAGGAACCCAAACAAATGTTGTTCCACTCTGATCCACAGTCAGAGCATTTCCTCCACCTCCTGTTCCTCCACCAATTATGTTCGTCCAATTTAGTGTAGTTCCGCTTACACCACCATTAATCATAATCTCTGCATATCCTCCAGCTCCACCAACCCCTCCATTTCCAGCGCCTCCTCCACCCCAAGCATATATCCGATACGTTAATCCTGCTGCCAAAAATGCTGTTCCAGTCAATCCAGATCCTCCAGCAACATCAGAAAGGCTCTCTCCTCCAATCGTTAGAACAGTAGGCCCAATCACATCCAAATATGTTTTTGGTGAAGGATTGTTAATCCCAACATAAGATTGGTTCGT